GAATTCTTTCAGCGCCTGCTGTGATAAGCTCCAAAAATGCTTTATGAAGATCTGAACCTTCACCGAAAGCAGTAATGACATCTTTTTCAGTTGTTGCTTGAACGACGTCAAGGTCAGCTACGTTACCAGTTCCATCTGGATTTGTAAGTGCTCTTTTAGCAATTGCAACAATTCTTGGTCCCGCTGGGACGTCTTGTCTAGAGACACTATAGAAGCGATCTCTGATTAATGTTGATACACCTGGTACAGCCATGTTATTTTTGAACCTCCGACAGAATAAGTCTTATGTTATAGTAACAACAAACTTATAAAAATAACTATGAATATATTTTATCTGAACCTTTTAATATAGGTTTATTGTCTTGGAGTAGCAGTATTCTCAAGGTCTATTAGATTAAGAGTAGTTCCATCATAATTAGGGGTGGCATTTTGTAATAGCTCGGACTCGTAGGCCATGAACTGTCTGACGTCGATGGCGATCTTTTCAATCGTATTAGCTTGAGCTGCAAAGGTCTTTTCTGTGGTCAACATGTAAGTGACCGTTCTTTTATGGACATCTTTTGCGTCCCTGTTAACCTCTGAGTCAGATAGTCTTCTAGAATAAACTAATTCTGAAGCTCCAATTTTTTTAAAGATTGGAGTATATTCCAACATAAAGTCTTCAAATGCTTCCATTAAAGATTCGACTAAATATGCATTATCATGGTCGTCAATGGTTGATTCGTTATTTGAGCCATACCTAATTCCTACTGGAGATATCGCGGTAAAAGCAATTATATTTTGAAATCTTTGGCCATAGACATAAACGTTATTAGCTGTAATCTGTCTCATTCTTGGCTTGGGCTCAACTGAGTGAGCCTTTCTTAATTCTAAAGAATAAGTTATTATAGCATCTGTTGTATCGTATGTATTTGTTTCTGGATTAAACCACGTAAAAGAGTTTTCCCCACTAGAGCTAGCTTTAATTGGATAATTAGGATGACCAGTTTCCCATAAACTTTTTACTGCTGCTATAAATTCAAGATATGTAAGATTGCCTTCTGATTGAAGTATCTCTGCAAATCTTACTTTATCTGTTGAAGAGGTAAGGCCAAGCTTTGGCATACTTATTGGTAGTTGTGCCATATTAAGCTCCTGGTCCTGCTGCTAATGAAAGATTGATTTTCTTTAAACCTAAAGACGAAGTTAGGTTTATGTATAATAGTATTGTTCCTTTTTCTGTTGTTGATTGTTCTGCTTTAAATTCAAAATCAACAATAGTATTATTTAATTTTAATGATTGTAACATACCTGTTACATTTGAAACAACTGTATCATAGCCAAATTTTCCTACATAACCATATCCAAAATTCTTAACCTGTTGAGCCACATAAGAAGTTAATCTCATTTGAGGAAGTTTTGAAAAAACTGAATTTGTATTTGATAATGTATAGTCGTTAGATAGGTATACGTCATAGGAATTTCCTCTACGTGCTTTAGTGCCTCGATAAATAGTATTTATTCCTATCGCATCTAATCTATTTAAATCTGTTGAAGTTAAATCTGAACCATATAGCGATAATGCTCCTGGTATTCTCTTTCTTATTAACCCCATATTTAATTGGTTTTGCGCAATCATACCTGCTACAGCTGCTGATACAGAATTAGTATATGTTGTCTCTATTTGTAAATGAGAAAATAATGCTTCTCCATACACCGGAACCACATATCTCCCTATGTCTGAAGCTATTTGTGTTCCAGTTCCTGTGCTTGTATAGGTTGTGTATTTGTATCTTAAATATCTATTTGCTTCTATTAAATTTATATCTGAAGAACTTATTCCATTTCCTCTAGATCCAATAACTCCGATTTGAACATAGCTACTGTAATTGTGGTAATCTTTGCAATGGTGAACTAACTGTGATAAAAAGTCAACTCCATTTGTTCTGATAAAAGAAGTTTCTAATGGAACAATTATATCAACATAATCTAATTCTTTTAATATTTTATAAGTTTCAATTAATCTTTCATAATATTTTTCATAGAATGTTTGAGCAAGTGGAGTTACCTGGTATTGATTAAATACTTTATATGCATTGTTTCTATCTTCAACACTTGAAACATATTCGGACATAGGTGCTGCTGCACAAATGTATATATTTCTTGCTCCTGCTCCATACGCATCAAAAACACCTCTTAAAAGAGGGCTATTTTTATTACCAGAAAGCAAATCAACTGCGTTTTGTATTGAAGAAATTCTTATTGGATTATTTAATTCTATTCCATCTGCGTGGCCTATTAGAAGAACAGATTGCATCATTGATTGATTAAGATCTTCATATGAAGGCCTATAGGTTATGGCTGCAGATTTGCCACCTTGGCTAGTTGATGCAGAAAGATTATACGCATTATCTTTTAATTCAAATTGAGATTTTGCTGTAAGCAAAACGCCATTAATTGATGTTGTTGCAACAACTGTATAGGTTCCATTAAATATATCTTGCGGAACTATATAACGGAATATGAATTCAGTTGTTCCATTTCTTTCTATATAGGCACCTGGGCTTGATGCTTGAGTTGTGTACCTATAAGAAACTGGAGTGATGACTAATGCTCCAGATTGATCTTGCCCTCTATAAATATTAACTATTACATCAGATCCATTTTCTATTGGATCATATGACAAACCACCATTTAATAGTGTTAAGGTTACTGAAGCGGTTCCTGATGACGCTGTAAGAGCTACGTCAGATTCAACTGTTCTAAATGAAAAACTTGTTGAGTCAGGTATCTCTTGTATTGTATGAATTCCGTTAAATTTAGAATCTACTCCAGATACCGTTACAGCTTGACCTAATTGAAAACCGTGAGCAGATAGTGTTGTTAGTGTAGCTTTACTGTTAGATATTTGTTTAAATCCAATTGTTTTAGTAACAGTATTAGGTGTTGCTGTTTCTCTAGCATCGGCAACAAAAGTAAACTTAAATGTAAGATTTTGATTTTTTCGTACTATTAACACTTTAAACCTGTTTTTCTTTTGTTGCTCCAACTGTCCAGAAAACTATTTTTCCACCCCTACCTCTCATCGGAGAAGATGTATCTATAACATAGATGGTGTACTTGCCAGAAACATTTGGTATCATTTCATATATTCTATCACCTTCTCCAGGATTAACTGAAGCTTCAAAATAATATGTCACATTACTATTGGTTACTATGCCTTCATCTTCTTCTTGTGTTGATCTAGCATTGTTCATTCCGCCAGGAAAAACGCTTCTTGTAGTAACTTGCTCTAATGTATCTTTATAGTTTCCATTTTCAAGTTTTCTTTGCAGTAGGATATTGTATCCCCACTGTTTTAATTTTCTAGAAAAACTTTTTTCAAGATCAATCATAATTACGTATGCCTCTCTTAGGCATTGGATCGTACGTCAGTTCTGTTTTTCTGCTAGATCCGTACAAATCTCTTTCGGTTAAGTATGTAGTTCTTCCTGTATCTGGATCTATATAATTTCCAGCATTTACGACCGGCATTGTTGGAAGACCCTTTGGCTGCATTGCTCTTGGGCCAGTTTTCCCAGCAAGCATTTCTTTTCTATAGGCTGCTGCTAGTTGACACCATGTAACAGCATTACCTCTATTTATAGTATTTCTTGGAAGATTTCTTCGTGTTACACTTAGATCTCCAAGTTGAACAGATGTATCATCGTCTCCACCATAATTATATGTTCTACTTAAATCACAATTACATGCTGCTTTTATATACTCAAGAGCGGTAAAGCTTATGCCCGATGCTGGATTTGATTCATTAAAATCATAGATGCTTTTTACTTCAAGGGAATAATAATGTAAAAGTTCTCCTATTTCCAATAACGAAACTTCTGGAAAATAAGATTTAATTTCTTCTGGATTTAAATATATTGGATCAACGTCTGGAGCAAATGTTATTATTTCATCAGCTTTAAGAGTTATTGCTGGCTTATATTCATCAGTTGAAGTACTAACGTAAAGCTGTTGATTTACAGTAATTGAAGTTCCGCCAGATATGTTTCCGATAAAAGTTATTCTATAGGTATCAGCTATGGTTGGCGTAAAATCATAGTAGTATTCGGAACTGCTTAAAGCCGTTGCATTGGTTGAAACAATTTGTGTATCATCAGATTTTTTTATAGTGACCAATACAGAGGTTGGAGATACGGGGACTTGTGCTCCTGTATCTTGGTTTATGTCAACAAATTTTACTTTTATTCTAACCCTGTCATTAACCAATACGGTATTAGTGGTCATTTGAACTCCAATTATAAAGATTTCTTATATAACAATAGTAGCTGTTATTAGCCTAATATAGATACTTCTGCAGACCCGCTAATTGATATAACTTGCGCTGATGATATCGCCATAATGTCCTTATCTAAGACTTCCATGGTAATAGTCCCGGTTGGATCTACGTCTATACTTAAAACCCCTATAGTTGTATAGTTTGAATAATCTTCGTTGGCAGAAGTAAAAATAGATATATTATTTAATATAATAGGATTTACTAGACTCGCTGCACGGATTATTACAGTCCCAGAGTAAGATATGCCTGCGTTATTGTATGTAAAATTACTTTGATTATATAACATAAATGCTCCAAAAATTGGGTTTACGTTATTTAATAGTAATGACTATTTCCATTCTAGCCCAGCGTCTTTTCTTAGATTTGGCATCCAGATTCTAGATTCACCTTCAATTGGAATTGGACTTCCGTTGTCTGGCGTTCCGTAACTAATAGCAGCTAGGTAGGCAATTCTTTTACCTTTTGTAACTGGATATACCTCATGGGTTCCAATATAATTTGTAGGGTATATGGCTATTGACCCAGCTTTTGGTTTATGGGTGTAATTTGCGTGCTTGAAGAATATTTCACCACCAATGAAATTTGTTCCATCTAATTCTTCTTCTGACTCAACTCCATCGTTAAGATATATGTTTATACTTACTTTGCTGTGTTTTGGATATTCATTTTTTGGCGGCTTACCGTACTCATAAGGTATCTGGTCATCACAATGCTGACCTATTGATTGACCATTAGAATATGTAGCTATATGGCCTGGACTTCTCCACCAGCAAACGGTTGATGCCTCAGTGTATATTTTGCAATATTCAACTAATGACTTATACACCAAGTCTTCTAAATTGTGGATTAGCTGCTGTTGTTCTGCTGTTGGTTTTCTGTCTGAAAGTCTACATAGTGGATCTATAAATCTTTCTGGGGCCATAGATACTGAATCTAAATCAAACTTAAAACCAGTTCTATTTATAGCATAACGCTTTCCATCTTCTTCTACATAAGTAAAAGTATCTTCTTCTTGCTTCTTAAGCCAATTAATATAATCAAATAAAAATTCTTGATCTATCTCAAATGCATCTTCTGCTATAGCAAGGCCTGAACCTATATCTTTTAAGATTATTTCTTTATTAAACATATTTAATAATTCGATTTCGTAACATAATATTGATCTGAAGATTCATCATATCCATTTTGCTTTAGGTGTTCTCTGTAATCAGAAAGCAGGCTTGGCATGTAAACGTTAGTAGAATGCTTGGATAATTCTGATTCTTTAATTGGATCTACAACATTTTCATTTACTTCTGGGTTTGGAGTTCCGTGACTATACCAGCCTAAATATGTAAATCTAGTTCCAGAACCAACTGACTTAACTTCGTGAGCGGCCATGTAGTTTGCTGGAAAGAACATAATGTCACCTTTTTTAGGTTTATAGTCAATATCTAAATAATTAAAATAATGATGACCTTTTGTAAAGTTTCTTCCATTTAATTGTTCTTCTATTTCAACTGAGTCATTAAAATATAAAATTGTACTAATTGTATTTCTTGTTGCCAGTTGATTGTTTGGCGTCAATATTCCATATATATAATCTGCACTCACGTCTGAATGACTGCCTAAATGAACACCTTTTTCATAAGAAACAATATGACTTTTTACTTTCCACCAAACACACTTAAAAGCTAATGGAAAAAAATCAAAATATTTTAGTAGATATTTATCTTTTGTTTCTTCAAGAAAAGACAACAATTCGATAACCTCAGGTCTTTGATCTCTGTGTACTGCAGACGCTCTGCCGGGCATGTTGTCAACACTGTGTTTATGGAAAAAATACCCACTCTTGTTTACATAAATCTCTTCATTTGTTTCTGGATCTATTGTCAGTGAGTACATCGCGTCGCGTTCTTTTTTTACTGACTCTTTGGCGAAATCAAAAACAAAATCAAAATCTAAATCAAAAGCGTTTTCAAACAGGACTACTCCACCGCCTAAATGTTTTCCTTCTACATTGTTATTAATCATGATAGTTCCTCTTGCGTGTTAGCACTATTGAACATTCTAGCAGTTGGTTGGAGTAACCTATCTAAGGTTTCTTTGTTTGAATTTTTATGTTTATTAAAGATATGATTTTTATACTGTTCAATAATTTCTGGCATCCAAACTTGACCCTGTTTACCAACCGAAAGAGTTTGATCTTGTACAGTTATTCCTCTGTCTATTTGACGAGAACCTTGTGAGTAATAGCCTACATAAGCATATCTGCTTCCGTGAAAACATTGTTTTACTTCGTGGGTTGCTAAATAGTTTGATGGGAAAATCAATAGGTCTCCAGCTTTTGGAGAATATTTTACTCCTAGATAAGGAAATTCTATTTCTCCACCAACATATTCATTTTGCTTGATATCATAAGCGGATTCAACAGAGCTATTAAAATACATTATTGAACTAACTACACTTCTTGTTGCAATCTGTAAATCAGGCTCAAAACCTGGTTGATAGTTAACATCATTGTCGTTATGTAAGCCCATTCCGCTTGATGGACCATAAGCCAAGATATGACCCTGTATTCTCCACCACAGGTTTGGTAGCGCCATTGGATATTCTTCTATGTATTCAAGTAAGCAATTTCTAAATGCTAGTTCGCAGTTTGTAAAAAAACTTTCAATTTTAGGATCTGTGTTATTATCCAAAAAGTTCATTATATGACTTGAACTTTTTTCTATGTCCTCTACCGCATACCTGTGACCGCTTCTATTAATTGCATATAACTGATTTCCATCTGAATCTCTAATTATAGTGTAATCTTCTTGTACGGCTTTTTGTTTCAATGATTCAATGAATGGAATGACATACTGATGCTCTTCCATTGAAATAACATTTTCAAATAATAAAATACCATTTGTTAATTTCTTTGGATTTATTTCATTTAACATAAATTAAATTACATGTGGTTCTGTTCCACATGGTCCTTCTGGCAAAGATTCATCTGTTATTTTTTTATCTAAATTATTTTCAATCTCAATTGAATCATGAGACGTGTTGTATTGAGCAACTTCTCTACCTTGATATATTGGATTCCAGCCAATCTCAACATTGTTTTGTTCCGGATTAGAATAGATTGAATATTCTGATTTACAATACTTTTCATAATCGTCATAGATATTATTTAACCAGACTGGAGGACACCATTGGTTGCTATCCTCTGGTTCAACAATAATAATATTTGCACTCTTATCATTTGCTCCTTGACCAAAAAATGTTAGATAACTATACCTAACCCCTTTGCCCATTTTCTCAACATCATGAGATGCAACATAGTTTGTTGGGAAAAATATTATGTCACCTTTTCTAGGCTTATATGAAATACCTAAGTGAACAAAACGTAAGTTTCCTTTTGTAAAATTTTTACCATTTAATTCTTCTTCAGAATCAACATTATCATTAAAATAAATTAATGCTCCACATGTTTGTCTTGATGCAACCATTCCTTTTGGCATGTAGCGAACACCATTGGTAACTTTATAATTTGTATCATTGTCAGCGTGACAACCTAATCTTCCGCCATCTCCATATCTAAGAACATGACCTCTAGTTTTCCACCATATGCTACCTAGCATTAGGGGATAGTGATCAATGTATTTAAGTAGACATTTATAGATTTGCTCTTCGATGTGATAAAAGAAATTAACAACTTCTTCTGGGGTGTCTGAAGTAACTGGGTCCAATAATCTCACCGGTGCCGAAGGTACGTCTTCCATTCTATATCTAAATCCATCTTCATTTACCCCCATTTTTACGCCATCTACTTCGATGTATGTCCACCTAGTTTGATGCGCTTCTTCTGCTTTACTGTCTATGTGGGAAAGAATAACATCTTGATTTATATTAAAAGCGTTTCTAAAAACCACTACTCCAGGACCAAGAACTTCACATTCTATATTGCCAATTTCTTCTATTGTTTTATCTGTAACTTTTGGAGTATCTGGAAAAGGTTCTTTTTCTTTTCCCCAAAGGAATTCTGTCTTCATCATATTTATAGCCCCATCACTTCTTCGATAGCTTCCATAATTGTCCAGCCCGCACCCATTACTCTAGGCTCTTCATCTAATGGTCCATCTTGCCAGTTAAATCTAGTAATAAATAACCCTTCAGGACTTAGTAAAAATTTTTCATAACTATGCGGTATTCGAGCTATAGCTTGGCCAACTAAGTTTTGACCTTCGCGTGCTGCGTCGCTACCGTCAGCTGTAGTATCAGAGTACCCTCTTCTTTCTGGTCCTTTTAGGAAAGTATAAAGTGGGTGTTCATTTTTGCCATTAACTTCTATTTTTTGAGAAATAGGAAAAGTCACAAAAGGATAAGCGTCTTTGATAAATTGTTCTATCTCATTATTTTCTCTAGGCTCTTGTTTGCCGAACTGATTGCATGGTACTCCAACAACACTGAAACCATGTTCTTGATATTTTTGATGAATATATTCAAGCTCATACAAATATTTACAAGTTCTTGCATAAGAAAATGTAACACTGCACTTTGGCTCGTAACCAAGCTTTGATGCTATATTTGTTACTAAAGTAAACTTGCCCTTCATTGACTCCATAATGTCATAGGATTCGTCGATTGACAATAATTCAATGTCGTAAGCTGAATTATTCATATCTAACTAAATCTACTTTCATAATAGCAAAATCACCTATTTTTAGAATGCCATAAAGATCACCCAACCCAAGAGGATCATAAGACTCTATGTCTAATTGTATTCTAGTTTTCATTGGAGTTTCTATGTCTGCGACATAGATAGGCTTATATGGTGGAATATTTAAATCTTTTAATACTACTGTTCCCTTTTCGTTAGAAACCGTAGCGGTTAAAATTTCATCATTTTTTTCAACTACCATATCATAGGTTTCTTGACCAAGAGGATTTAAAACTGTAGCTTTCCACTTTGTTTTCATAATATAATTATATCACATCATTCAAAATAAAATTTACCCATTGAAAGGGCATGTGGTGGGTTGTCTTTATGCCAAACATTTATTCCCAGAATTGTCTTAGAACCGCTAATGATTGGAGTTGTATTATGTAATGTGTGCCCTCCGTCAAAAATAACCAATCTATTTGGCTTACAGGCTATTCTTTCTCTTTCTTCAATTGGGGCAACAAGTGCGTTAATGTTATCGTTTTCTAGTGCATCTGGCGTTTCATCCTTTATTACCGAAGGATGTATCTCCAAAAATCCTCCAACAACGTTTATATTAGTGTGAGGATAATAAACACAGCCGATTGTTGTGCCTTTAAAAATTTTTTTATCTCTATACAAAAATCCATCTTCATCAAAATGAATTCCTATATATTCACCTACATTATAGGTTCTAGTCCAATATTCAAAACCACATATATCGTCATGATTTAATGGTAAATTGTTCTCCCATATTTTTTGAACAATTTTTTTTCTGGTTGTATTTGCTGGACTTTTCCACCAACCATCCCAAAACATAAATTTTCCAGTATATCCACCTGCACCTATTGATTCTGGAAAAAAATTTGAATCTGACTCTATTTTTAATAGCAGATTATTATCTTTAATAAAATTATCTATTACAATCATAAAAGATATTATACTACAATTTTATTGCAAATGTTGTTCCCATTACAGTGTAGTCATGATATACTCTAGCGTTTTCTAACGCTTTTAGATTTTGGTTTACTTCAAAATAAGGTGAATATTCTGCTCCGGCTTCATATAAAGAAGCCCCATCATTTGCGTGACCGATTATTAATACGCCTTTTGTATTTAACATATTAAAATAAGAAACAACTAAACTTGGATCATGAATAATATCATATGTATTTATTGCTATATAATCAAATGTACCAGCGGTTCCAGCTTCTGCTGACTGTCTTGAGACAACATTATATTCCCATGTTTCTGATTCTTTTTTGCAAAAGTTTTCAAACAAATCTAATTGATAACCATTAACTAAGGTTAAAGAAGATTCATCATTTAATAGTTTAGCTAAACCGGTATTCCATGCTGGAAATGTCATCAAGCTTGCAGTTGGATTTTTTGCCAAAAACATTTGCTCATATGGAGCTCCACCATATGTTGAAGAAAAATTCTTATTCCATTTAGTGGTTTCTGAACTAAACATATCAAAATACCACATAACAATATCAAAACCAACAGCTATTTTTCTTCTGTCGATATTTAATCCATCTAAATATTGTTTAATGCTTGCAGTTCTATCTATCATGTCCTGCGCATTTTCTACCTGATGATATTTAACCAACTTCTCTATATTTGAAAAATATGCTTGAGAATTATCCACGATTAATTGCTCCTAGTGCCAATTGTCTTAAATACCAAAATCTTCTAATATTTGCTATTAAAGATATTCTTTGTGATCTTAGGTATGATAAAGATGGTTCATCCCTATATATTTTTAGGCTTTCGGAACTAAGTCCAGTGCCAGTGGTTCTAACTGAAGAAACTCTTGCAAGATCTCTTGCAGAGTTAACTAATTCATCTATAGTTGTAGTGCCCATATTATCTGGATTTAATCCAATAATATACATTAACAATGCTATATTTTCTTCAATATATTTAAGATCTTGTTCTGCGTTATAGCTCATAGAATATCCTCTTCATCAAATTCTTTGTAAGTTACAATACTATTTTTAATAGAATCAGTGTTCCATAACACATAACAGTCTACAAGCTTTCCATCAGCATACTGATAAACTCCTTGTTGAGGAAGGTATACTGGCGCCTGATCTTGTGCCGACTGGGACTCTGAGTCGAATGGAACAACTTCGGGCATATTAGTTGATCGAATTCAATGCTTGGATTTGAGTAAGTAGAGACTCAAAGCTTTTTTGGGCCTCTTCTGAGAGATCTGAGAATTCAGCCGTAAGGTCATTAACCGATGTTGCGTCCATAATTAGTTCTGGATTAAGGCCTAAAAGTAAAGATAGTGTATATATAGACTTCTCTAGATATGCAACTGCTTTTGCTTTAATTGCATTTTTTTCAGTGTTAGTGAGGGTCATTTTTTTTCCTTATTATGATAATTCTGATATTTTAGAGTTTACGGTTTCAAGCTTATCTAAAGTATTTTGGATATCTTGCTTAGCTCTAAATTCTCCATCTTCTTCCTCTGAGGAAGTAGGGTCAAATGAAAAGTCATTAAGATTATAGGTTTCAGGATCATGGCCTAATAGGGTCAATCTTTTATATAGATGAATCAAAAGATCCTTCTTCGCTGCGTTGAGCGCTACTAACTTTTCTTCTTTTGATACAGACAAAAACGGCATTTTTCCTCACTTAATATAAAGAATGTATAAATATATAGTAACTATTCTAATGGGCTATTTAACTTTAAAAGCCCTGAATTTGCTGGACCTATTCTTTCCCCTTTTTCATTAAGGCCAGTTTTTATTCCCTTCATCCACGTCCATGGTTCTTCTTTATTTCTCTTCATCTTTGCGTCACCGTATGCTTGACGCGCAACCATCAAAGAAGGTTTATCCCAAAGGTTGTCTACTTTAAATTCAACAGATTCGAGTAAATCACTTTTAAATATATTAAAAAACATGAATGGCATTCCAGCTGGAAAAGTAATTGGTTCGCCTACTTTTTGTATTATCCAATTCATTTGAAATTCATCTGGCCACCAACTTGAAGGTATGACAGCAGATAGTGGAGAAGCTCCTTCAATAAAATAATTAGGTGAACCACTTATCCATGTCTCGTAACCATCTTCGGTTCCAAAAGCCCATCCTATTGAAAACGAAACCATTCCAACTATTCCACCATAAGCCAACTGTCTGCCCTTATACTCTCCACCACTTATTATAGTTGGCACTGAATTCCCACCATCCCACTGAACCACTACATCTTGTGGCAAAATCAGCTCCCAGCCATGGACATTAGCCGTAGTTACAGGTAGGCATTGGTACGCATGCTTTTTATATGTATTGTCCATCCAATCTCTTTTGACTCTGGATTGAACAATTTGAGGTGGATTTTGATGGGTTTTAGTTAAAGTTACTTTTGTCATAAATTAGATTTGCTCATCCAATAATATTTCAATTGCTTTTTTAATATTTGCTAAAGCTTGTTCTGAACTTGTTTTTCTTTCTCCGGCATTGAAAGCTAGATCTAGTAGGTCAGAATTACAGAAACGAATCATTTTTGTTCCGTCTCTACTTATTATTATTTTTTCAAAATTACCTTGAATTGGATCTTGGTTATGTTGAATTATTTTGTAAAACTCATGTTGCTCTATGCCAGCTTTTGGTTCTGGAGCAATTCCTGTTAGTTCGCTGAATGGCAAATCTGTTTTATATAATTTCTTCATATGCTCATACATATGTTCTGGACTTGCATTTGAATCTTTAAATTCTCCATATGCGTCATCGCAAAAATCTGTGCTTGGCACAGCTATAACTTCAAAGCCAAGATCCTTGTATTCATCGTGCAATTTTTGAATAGGTATATATTGTGCAGAATTGGCACATTCTCCAGTAACATTGACAATCATTGTTACTTTACCTTTATTCTTAGCCATAATGTCCTCACTGCCATCCAAAGACTTTAGCGAGATGTCATATGCTGACTTTTCAAGTAATTGAAAAAATGGTGTTTCATTTCTATCGGACATATTTTTTCCTATTTATGATTTTTATCATTATAGTCAAACATAGTAACTGCTGAATATTTTGTTCCATTGGTAACAGGAAGTGCTGCGTGAGAATAAATATACGTTGACGGGAACAATACTATGTCCCCAGCTTTAGGTTTCAAATTTATTCCTAAAAATGGGAAATATAATTCTCCACCATCATAGTCATCATTTAGATACATAACAGAAGATACCGTACAGGTGTATGAAAAACCGTGGTCGCTGTGTACATCAAAATGCTGACCTTCTCCATATCTAACAAAATTGATTGCTTCCATGTATTCCATTTTCATATTATACATAGATTCATAATGCTCTATACAGATTCTTAAATTTGATTCAACGTCTTCATAACAGTTTTTAATATCCTCAACCTCTGGAGTCAAATATTGCCAGTGGTTTGGATGCATTTTTAGATCTACGCAATCTCTGTACTCTGGCATCTTTTCATTATATCCAACGAGTGCTTCTGACCATTTAAATAAATTATTAGTACTTTTTGCTAAAGCTGCTTCTAATCTTTCTGGAATATTTAATTTTCTTGGTATTGCATCTCTGTATAAGTAGATGCCAAATTTAGCATTGTCTTCAGGATTAGTGCATGAACCTACATGAAAAAATTCCATTTTTTTCTCCAGTTAAAATTGTTTAATGATATACTATATCATACCCGGTGTTGCAAAGCAAGGATGTGCAAGATGGAAAGATCTTTAATCAAACCAGGACATTTTGGTAATTCAAAAGAAAATATTATTATTAAAGATAATTTTATTGAAATAGAAGATTTAAAGATTATACAAAAATTTCTTCCTACAATAAATGAATGGATGGACGCCGGAGAAAATACATATGCTGAAGATGGAACATGCACTTATGATGCATCTTATTGGCAAAATAGACAATGTAGTTTTGATATCCTATCTAGGATTAATTTAGATGTTTATAACTTGGTAGATAAATATATTTTAAAAATGAAATATCTTTTAGAAGATACCTTTAAAGTACAAGTGTCAGTTAGACCACCAGTAATTATTAGATGGTTTCCTGGACTAGAACAACAACCTCATGCTGATAAGCAATTAAACGACGGTTCTCCAAATCCATTTCCAACTTATGACTTAAATTCATTAATATATTATAATGATGATTTTGAGGGTGGAGAATTATACTATCCACAACATGACATAGAGATAAAGCCAAAGCCTGGCTTAGCTGTAGCACACCCTGGCGATATAAATTACCTTCATGGAGTTAAAAAGGTAACAAGCGGAGAAAGATTTACTACTCCATCTTTTTATACTATTACAGATTTATTATAGTAAATTTTTTCCAGGTTTTTCTTGGAACAGATGTCTAAGTTGTTTTGCGTCAGCTACAAATAATGGTGTTGTTGCCAATAGATAAAGTATTCCCCAAATACTATATTGCCAATTAAATACTAAATATATCAAATAGCCAACCATTGTAAATAGATAATCGTATTTAGCTATTCCAAGAAGCCAGTCAACATTATAATATGGCTTGAGTGCAAAATATAGGTTAACTGGGAAAGTGGCAGTAACTATAAACAAAAAGAATAGTGCTAATTGACCTATATTGCTTTTATTAAAATCTACACACATTGCAACAAGTACTAAAAATATTATTGAATAGTGATGCTGTATGACTGACTTAGTTAAGTACTTTTTAACTTTTATAAGACAAAGCAAATCGACTGCCATATAGGCCATAGCTATTGACCTTATTGCAATATTAGGATAATGGCCATCTAATATATCGGTTAAGTAGTAGTAAGCTAGTGTAGCAAAGGTTACAAAACAACTTAGTGACTTAATTAAGTTAGAACAGCTAAACGGTTCTTTTGGATGGATTTCTCCATTAGTTCTAAATATAGATAGAACTTTTTGATTTGAATATATTGAGTTAACTAATATACAGGTAAGAAAAAAATAAATTATTGGGATAATATTAGATGCTATAAATGGATTTATAAACATTTAAAGACTCTATTTATTTTGATTCTTTTTTAATTCCTTGACTTCAGATGATAGCTCTTGAATAGCTTTAACCATTACTGGAATTAATCTGTGATAAGCGGCATATATTGTTTCTTCATCTCTACGGTCAGTCAGACCAAATACTTCATGTGCATTAAACATGTCTTCTACTTTGGCCAACTCTTGAGCTATGAAACCAATATCTTTTTTACCTTGGTTGTCTCCGTCTCTTTCGTTCCATTCAAATGCAACAGGGCGTAGTTCTTCAACTACATTGAGACCAAACTCAAGATCTTCAATTTCAACTTTGTCTCTTACGTCAGACTTAAAAGCTGGTGGGAAGAACGGTGGGAAGAACGGAGGAAAGAAAGGTGGGAAAAAAGGTGGAAAATATGGTGGGAAGTATGGTGGGAAGTAAGGAGGAAAATATGGAGGGAAAAAAGGACTATTGATAGTATAATTAATAGCTGTTCCTAATGGTTGAACTGATGTATCAGTTACTGCTATAGCTACTTTATCAAGATCACCCGACACTGCTGTGTTTTGAGTTGAGACTGTTCCAACAACGAACCCAGCACTTGTTATAGTAGTATTTGCGGTAGCTTTGGCTGTGCCAGCTGCAATAGAGGGTTTTGCTGCTTTTCTTTTAGAACCTGTCCCTGAATCGGGTGTCTGATTATTTGCAACCATATTATGCGCTCAAGTCTCCTAGTGCAACCCATGTGTTTGCAGCTCTCTTGATAAGTGTAGCAGAAGACCAAGTCGTACGCAACTTGAGTCCAGGTGTGGCATTAATTGTTACTCCTGAGTTTGCGGCGAGAGTTACCTGTCCGGCTCCAGTCTGAAGAATAGTAATTTGTGCTCCAGTAGGATAAGCTACGGTGTTATCTGCTGGCACTGTTAAAGTAATTGCTGAAGCATTAGCCATTTCAACTAACTTATCTTTGTCTGCTAACACTAAAGTATAAGCTGTACCTGTTTGAGCATTAGTTACAACATTGGTTATAATTCTTTGATATGTTGTTCCGTCATTAGTAAATTCCCACCAACCATTGGTTTCGTTCCAACGCAGAGCAACTGTTGCAGAAGAACCTCTTAATACTTCGATTCCAGCATTTTCTGTTGGAGACCCTGTTGTTACGTCGCTATTTAATGTAATAACATTATCCGCAACGCTTAGTGTTGCGCTGTTTACGGTAGTTGTCGTACCGCTAACTGTTAAGTTTCCTGTTACGGTTAAGTTACCAGCTACTGTTGGATTAGATGTATTTACCCAGGCTGAACCATTATATGAGAGAACTTGGTTTGTTGAAGCTGAAGTAATTGTAACATCCGACAGATCTGTTAAACCATTTATTTCAGCTATTGAAGCGTTGACCCAAGCTGAACCGTTATATCTTAAGAATTGGTTGTTAGCAGCTGAGGTTATTGTAACATCTGATAAATCAGTTATACCTAAAGACTCAGCTAACGTAAACCATTCAAGTCCAGTTGTTGCAGCGGAATTTGCTCTCAATGCTTGACCATTTGTTCCAACTGGCAAACGAGCAAAAGTATCTGCAGCACTTGCTGCAATTAGGTCACCTTTAGCGTCAGCTAAAGTTTGCAAGACTGTGCTTGTAAAAGAAACACTTGAAGTTTCCTTGCCAGTTATTCTTCCATAGGAGTCGACTGTTAAATTGCTAACAAAAGTCGTAGTTGCAGAACCGGAACTATTAGATTGAGCAACTGTTGCAAGATCTATATCATCTGCGTTTACTACAATTCGGCTAGATGATGCTGTTCCAACATCTAATTGATTGCCAGTCTTTGATATACCTGCACCAGCTGTAACTGTTGCTGTTCCAGTAAATTGAGTATAAGTTAAACTGTCTGTGCCAAATACTATTGCGCCAGCTGTTCCAGTACCAACGGTTGTAAGGATAAATCCTTGATTAGCATTATCGGTTCCAGCTAATACGAATACTGCGTCACCTGCTTTTACTTGACCAGCAATACTATTATCTGCATCTGAACGACGAGTTAATACGAATACAGATACTCCATCTTCACCTTGTGCAGTGATATCATAAATTCCGTTTTGCTTAGCGTCTGCTTGATTTTTAACTAAGATACTTTTGCCAGTAGTTTGAGCGGTACTGTCTACTGTTAATCTACCATTAGAGTTCCCAGTTAAAGTAGCTCCAACACCCAAAGTTCCGTTTGCATAAGTGCAAGCTGGAAGAGCAGCAGCAGTTGCGAAGTTAACCGCGGTATGCCAGTTAATTCCAGCTGAAATGCTGTCAACATATCCTCTTGTGGCAAGAGCAGTTGAACCAGTCCCAGCATTTGATGCGACAACAGAAACAACGTTTAGTACGCCGTTTGAAGCAATATTGGCTACAACAGTTCCGCTAGAATCTTTAAATTCAACTAAAGGAGCAGTTGCTCCAGTTGCAGCCTTGAATACAGCTGACTCGTCATAAACTGTAATTTCTGGCGCAGTCTCAGTCCTTAAACGGGCCATGGTACTCCTATCATAAACTATGGTGAAATTTCATCTTCCACTATAGTAATATGTTTTAATTAAAACTATTGTGTTATTCTTGTCAAGAATTGCATCATCTTGCCAGTATATTTAATTCTTCCAAAGTGGGTAAGATTTATCGTTGGATCAACCCAAATTTTTCCACCCATTTTCTGCCAATATCTACAGAAACCATAATCTTCAGATAAGAATCTTCCATCATCATCTATATAAGAATTAAACAATGCGTAAGAGTTTTCTTTCTCTTCGCCAATTAAAGCACCTGTGTCGTCAACATATTTTAGCTTCTTATATTTCTTAAACATTTTTTCAAATACTTGACGCCTAATTAACATAAAACCGGTACCAGCTTCATAGCATTCTATCGCACCGTTATCTATATTTAATTGATTTTCACCAGGCTTATTCATATGGACGACATATCTAGTTGAATACTCCATAAGCTCTTGTGATTCAACACCTGCTTCTGCGCCCTCTTTTACTTTTTCCCAATCTATTTCTTTGATTGGATATGAGGCTGTCATTACATCTTTTTCATGCCACAATAATTTAAGAATTGATTCTTTATCAAATTGAAGATCGCAGTCTATAAAAATCATGTGCGTAAATTGTGGATTTCCCATAAACTTGGCGACAAGGTTATTTCTTGCACGATTAATTAAAGAATCAGATATTGTACAAATAGTAAAATTTAAACCAATTTCTTTATAATACAAAAGAGCTTGCAAAAAACTCATCATAAAAGGTTCTGTTACATGAGAATCATAACATGGGATAGCAAAAAAAATATTCCAGGATTGGATTTTTTCTTTTGGTATTGTGATATCTACTTGTTGTTGATCTATTGGCATAGTAAAATATTATCCTAAAAATCAACGTCTGTCAAGTTTAAGCTACTTGAACAGCGGTAACAATAACAGAAGGAACTGCGGGTCTAGTAGGATTAGTTTGTGCTGCGGATGCAACAAGTCTCATATTTGTATCTGGAGACTGCCACTTTATTTCTATATATTGACCAGCTGTAACTGAAACTATAAAATTCCAAGAAGCCAAATATTTTCCGCTGTTTCCCAACACTGTAACTTGAGTATTGGAATAAGCAATTGGTGTTCCATTTTTAGCAAACCATATATTTACTAAATCATTATTACTGTCTATTTTATCCAACTGAGCGCTAAACTGAATATTGTATACTCCAGCGTATGCAAAAGTTATTCTTGATCCAGAGGTAATTGAAATTCCATTCGTTTCTGGAGCAGTGTTACTTAACTGCATAGAATAAGCAACGCTTGCATTTGTAGCAGTTTGTGTTGTTGTGTCATAAAACGAACCGTAATATCCGCCAACACCAGATACACCTTTATAGGCGGTTGTCTGAACTGTACTATCGCTAAAAGTTAAGTTTGTTACCGTGACGTTTGGCAACTGTGCTTGAGCTATTCCATCAATATTAAAAACGCCATTATTAACAGTTAGAGCAACTTGATTATTGTTGCCAGAGTCTGTAATATAAATAGTCCCACCACCAATTGAAACACTCTTCCAACGCAGTGCAGAGTTTCCTAAAGTATAAACATTATCTTGGTTTGGTATGATGTCACCATCGATTAAACCAAATTCTGGATTAAAAGATTTAAATCCACCAAAAGAATTGAAAACAGTTATTTTTCTAGAGTTAGTTGATGGAGCTGCTGTAAAAATTATTTTTGCTGTATTTACTGTTGTAGCTTCCCATTTAACTACTGTAAAATCATATGGACTAGCAGTATTTCTACTTATTACTCCAATATCTCTTGTGTTCAAATTATGGGTGATTGTAAATTCAGTTGTTGAACCATCGCCTATTACAGATTCATATGCATAGTCTGTAAATAGAGAATAGACTGATGCCACTAAAGAATTGGCTGTTGGTGCGGTACTAAAGTCTAAAGTCACTCTGTTTATAGTTGGTGCAGAAGCCTGAACTTCTACAACTTCATATGGAGAAGATGCATTTCTTACAACTGTAACTACGCTTTTTGTTCCTAAATTATGATCTAAGTTTATTGTTGAACTAGAACCATTGCCTATAGTTGCAGAATAATAATCTTGAGTTCCTGGACCTTTTATTTCAACTCTTCTAGAATTGTTTGGCGGGGCTGCCGAAAAATCTAAAGTAATTGTATCATTAGTTGTAGCTTCCCATCTAACATCAATAACTTCGTAAGGACTTACATTGTCTCTAACAATTACATCTATATTTTTAGTATTAAGACTATGGGTAACTGTAAAAGTTGTATCGGTATTATTGCCTATTGTTTCTTCATAAGAAACTCCACCACCAGCTCCACTAACGTCTGCAGCGGGGACAAATTTAGTTCCATTGAATTTTAATACTTGATCACTTACTGCTCCGCTTGGATCAATTTCAATTCCATTAACTCTTAATGTTGTAGATTGAACATTGGCAACGTTTACAGTACTTGGTAACGAGAGAGTATATGCTCCTGTTGAAGCATTACTACTTACAGTTACCTGATTAGCTGTTCCATTAATTGACGAAATTAAAGCTGCACCGAATTATTGATGCAGATGAATTTTTATAAAAGAGTTTTCCATCAGCATAATTTATGGCAATTTCGCCGTCAGCCAAAGACGACGGTGCTTGAGACGGTGTTGAAGATTTTTTAAGGGTAATTACATTTGCCATATTTATCCTTTAAACTATAGAACTATAGTAATACTAATTATAGTTTAATTATCTTAAATTTACCATTTGCCAATTGGACAGGTAGCATTTTTAATTTTTGTTTTCAAAGGCATAATACAGCCACATTCTTTACATTGCTTTGTGCTTGTAATCAACCTATCGCATTCCAGGCAAGCATTATATCTGAATCTAGCTTCCTCTTCTGATGTTCTTTCTACACTTGAATTTAATAAATCCCAAGGTCGAGTTACTCCTAGTCTTTCTTTATATTCTTTCCAAGCGCTCATAAAAAACTTTATGCAGTTGGTGCGATAAATTCTATTCCATCGTATGTCCAGCCAAGTTGGACTACATTAACTTGCTCTTGGGTCATTTCTACAATGGTTGGATTAGATTTCATTCCAGCCATTACTGGGCCTCCGCTTCCTGCAATTCCAACTTTGCCAGTGTACTCACCATCAACAAGAACAGCAAAAAATGTAAAGTCATTATAATCGGCAATTTCGGGTACTTCAATGGCCATTAATATTCTCCTTTTTAAAAAAATTATTTATATATTTTATTATATCACACTTAACATGCAGCGCCGTATTGGTATGGTCCCCAAACTGTACCTGTTGGACAACTACAGCCGGTGCATCCTGCTGGAGAACAAGTTCCATCGTAGGTTGTACCATATCTCCATCTCCAACCACCTGGCAAGCATATCTCTTCATATGCAGGTGTTGAATTACAAGAAGTGCATGGAACTTCAAAAGTTGGTGGGAAAGGTGGTGGAAAAAACGGTGGAAAAAACGGTGGAAAATATGGAGGAAAGAACGGACTATTAATAGTGTAATTAATAGCTGCCCCTAATACTTCTAAGCCTGTATCTGTTAAAGCTGTTCTTACTTTATCTACGTCTGCAGAGACATCAGTATTTTGAGTTGAAACAGTCCCAACAATAAAACCAGCACTGGTTATGGCTGTGTTAGCATCAGCTTTAGCTGTTCCGTGCAGATATTGCTGGTTTATTATTCTTTCTTGATCCGCCGGAACTACCTGCTGGAATTGTCATAATACTAAGCCTTTAAGTCGCCTATAACTACCCATTGATTTGTAGCTAATTTAACTAGTGTAGCAGAAGACCATTGAGTGCGCAAGTTTGCTGTATTTGCAGTTCCTTGTGGAGTGCAGTTAACTGTAACTCCTGAGGCTCCAAGTATTTGGAGTGATCCAGAACCCTTTTGAAGAACATCTATTCTATCTCCAACATTAAAAGCTACCGAAGCATTGGCTGGTATTGTTATACTACTTGTTGATGAATTGGTCATTGTAACCAATTTCGCTAGGTCAGTTAATACTAGAGCATAGTTTGCTAGAACCTCGTTTAGTGTTGAGGTAAATCCAGCTCTTGCCGCACCAGCTGCTAAGTCAGAAGTCGAAATAGTATTACTTAAACTTAATTTAGAATAATCTATAGCCGCTGCCGAATTGACATCAGCATTAACTATCGTGTTTGATGAGATCTGTACGTTTCCATTACTTGCAATCGTAACATCGCCACTGACATCAACTGCATTTGCAAGGTTGCTTGCATTGCCAACTAATATTTTACCAGTTGAAAGAGTTGTACTAATTCCATCTGTTATTCCATAGCCAGATAAAGTTGTTGGATTTGTCCCTGCAGTAACTCTACCATAGGTATCTACTGTTACAGACTTGTAAGTTCCAGTAGGAACTACTCCAGAAGCAAGGTCAATACTGTCAGGATTTACAACAATTCTTCCTGAATTGGCTGTTACTACATCTAATGTATTTGTAGTAATAGTTAAACCATTTCCAGCTGTAATTGCTGCGGTTCCAGTAAATTGGCTATATGTTATATCATCTGTGCCAATGACTATTGCACTATTGGTTCCAGTTCCATATGCTGTTTGAATAAAACCTTGATTAGCATTTGTTGAACCACCGGTTACAAATACTGCGTCACCTGGGACTATGGTTGAAGGGATACTTGAGTTATCTGCATCTTCTGCTCTCATTATTTGCCATGGAGTAGTAGAGTTACCAGTCGTAACTATTGTATAGATTCCATTTTCTTTAGCGTCGTTTTGTGCCTTAAGTAATATTCTTTTTCCAGCAGTTACTGATTGTGAGTCAATTGTTCCTATGGAGCCATTTGTAGCTTTAGTTAAAGTTGCTCCGTCTCCATTAGTTCCATTATCATAGGTTCCAGCAAGGTTGCCAGTTGTAGCGGCAACTACTGTTGCATGCCAGTTGATACCAGATGAAAGACTTTCAACATAAGACTTAGTTGCTAAATATGAAGTATTAGCACTTATTGTAGCTGTTGATCCTTCTGCCTGAGTGTGAGCAATCGTAATACCTGTACCCGCAGAAACATCCAACATATAGTTTCCTACAGTATCTGTACCCAAATTAATTGGATCATTTACCCATGCAGAACCATTATATTTTAAGAAGTCTCCAGAATTTGGCGTGGCAACATTCACATCTAAAATATCATCAATGCTTGTTAATGAAGATGGAGGAGTATATCCAGTTCCAGAAACTGCAGCAAAAATCATAACCTTAATTGAATCTACTCCAATCGGTCCTGAAAAATCTATGGTAGTAGTATTAACTGTTGTAGCTTCCCAACGAACTTCTATTACTTCATATGGAGAATTAACATTTCTACAAACTATTACAGTATCTCTTGTATTTAAATTGTGAGTAATTGTATAAGTTGTACTGCTTCCATCTCCTATTGTTTGAGTGAAAGAAATGCCTGCTGCTTCTGCGTCTGGTTGATTAATCCATGCTGATCCGTTATATTTAAGAACTTGACCAGCAGCAGCTGAAGATATTGTTACATCGGTTAAATCATCTAGTGCTGCAACGGTACTTGCTACTCCAGGAACAAAAATATTATTAGCCAAATCATATTTTAATACTTGAGTATTTAACGCACCGGTAGGATTTATTTGAATTCCATTTACGCGAAGAGTTGCTATGTTTGCAGTATTTGCTGTCACATTTGCATTGACAGTATTAAAAATAACATTTGCACTTGTTGCAACATCTTGACCAATAGAAATAGTTGGTGTAGCAGCTTCTGATTCTCCAACATTAACGGTCACACCAGTGCCTGCTGCTATTGATTGAACATAGCTACCAACAGTATCTGAACTTAGATTTACGGCATCGTTAATCCATTCTGTTCCTGTCCAACGCAAAAAATCTCCATTTGCTGCTGAACCTATGGTTACGTCATTTAAATCATTAATTGATGCATTCAGTGCTATGGTCGGATTAGCTGCCTCGCCAGTTGATCCAGTTCTAGACAATCCTGTTCCAACGCTAATAGTTTCTACATAACTACCAGTTGTATCTGTACCAAGAGTAACTGCATTGGCAATAACGTTTGCTGTTAAAGTTACGTTAGATGTTCCATCAATTGAAACACTACCATTTAAATCTCCAGCTAATGTTATAGTTCTAGCTGTTGTCCAACCAGCAGATGTTCCTGTTGTATTTGCATTAGCTGCACCAATTGGATTAAATGTTGTTCCATCGTTTGTAAATTCCCATCTATCACTAGATTCATTCCAACGAATTTGAACATTAGTTAAAGATCCACGTTCTACTTCAATGCCTGCATTTAAAGTATTGGCGACGTTGCTAGCAATGCCTGTATTAAGAATAATAATATTATCTTCAACAGTTATTGTTTCTGTATTGACTACAACGGTATTACCATTAACAGTTAAGTTTCCACTAATAGTTAAATCATTAGAAAGTAATACGTCTTCACTCGTAGTTATTTGAGTAGTTTCTTTTATCCAATCTAAAGACGTTTCTACTATATTACTATTTTCATCTACGTAATATAAAGAACCAGTAGCAGGATTGATTGCTATTTGATTAGCATTAATATTTGGTGTAGTCACAAAAAACCTTTCTTAAATTAATTTAGAAAGTTCCACCATCAATTGTAACGTTATCAAGATTTGTATTTGACAATACAGTTGTACCGTTAATAATTAGAGTTTTACCTGCGGCAATTTCTATGTGCTCAGATGAAGTCCAAGCAGCTCTTGTGTTTACCCAGTTAAATGTTTTATCGGTTGCTCCAAGAACTGTGATACCAGCTCCATCAGCTGTTGTGTTTGTTGGTGTTGCAACATTAGCTAAAACAATATTCTTATCTTCAACAACCATTGTTGATGTATTTAATGTTGTTGTATTACCATTAACAGTCAAGTCACCAGTAACTGTGAGGTTGTTAGCAATTGTAACATTTGAAGGAAGGCCAATTGTAATAGCACCAGTGTATGGACCTGAGCCTGTACCTGCTGTAATAGCAATTTCATTTGTCGTTCCAGCTATTGAAGTAACTAATGTTGTTGACTTATCGCTTATTTGCGATGATGCAATTGATATTGCGCTGTTTCCAGCTGCAGTTAAACGCCCTTGTGCATCAACTGTGAATGTTCCAACAGTACTTGCATTTCCATATGATCCAGCAGTTACTGCTGTTGCATCAAGGTTTAAAGTTACTGTGTCTGTTGCACTTGCAACTGATGTAAGTCCAGTACCACCAGCAACTGTAAAAGTATCTCCAGCTGTGATTGTTAAACTAGAACCACTGTCTGCTGCTGCAGTAAATGATTGTGCTGCGACAGTGAAATCAACTTTTGCATTAGCGTCATCGTAAGTTACTGTAATGCCAGATTGAGCACCTGCTGAAACTAACGAGCCAAAAGCATCTTGTGATGCTTCTGTGAAGTCAGATACTTGAGTTGCAATAATTGATACAGCTGTATTTCCTGCAGCTGTTAAACGGCCCTGAGCATCAACTGTAAATGTGGCCATTGTATTTGCATTACCATATGACCCGGCTGTTACAGCTGTGCTATCAAGATTTAAAGTAATTGTATCTGTTGTTGCAGCAGACGTTAAACCAGTTCCGCCTGAAATTGTAAATGTATCACCAGATGTAATTGTTTGACTGCTGCCTCCATCGGCTGCGGCTGTAAATGATTGTGCTGCGACTGTAAAATTAACTTTTGCATTAGCGTCATCATAAGTTACTGTAATACCAGACTTATCACCATTAGTGATCATTGTCCCTACAGCGTCTTGTGCTTCTTCTGTAAATGATTGAACTTGAGCAGCTGTAATTGATATTGCGCTATTGCCAGCTGCAGTCAAACGACCCTGAGCGTCTACAGTAAATGTAGCTACTGTATTTGCATTGCCGTAAGATCCAGCTGTTACAGCTGTTGCATCAAGATTAATTGTTATTGTATCGGTTGCACTAGCTACCGATGAAAGACCTGTTCCACCAGAAATAGTAAGTGTGTCACTCAAGCTAACTGTTTGACTTGAACCACTATCCCCAGCAACTGTAATTGAACCACTTACCCCTGATACTGCTTGATCCACATATAGCTTTGTAGCTGCATGTGTGTTTGCTGATGGAGTAGGAACAATTGTTACGCCAGAAAATGTTTTATTTCCAGTAATTGTCTGCTCAGTAGATTTTGTTACGTACGCGCCTGAACCTGCGATGGCTTCAATGCTTGTTGCGCTTCCGCCAACTCCACCAGTACCTTTACCGTAGTAGAGAGTATTATCGGCTTCGTTAAAAGCTAATTCTGCGTTTTCAAGTGTACTTGGTGCACCTGCTGCACCTGCTGAAGACCTTCTTTTGATTCTTAAGATATTTGCCATTTTAGAAATTTCCTCCGTCTACTAAGCTTTGTTCATTGTAATTTACCCATTGTGTGCCGTTGTAACGAAGTACTTGGCCTGTGGTTACTGAATTAATAGTAACGTCTGTTAATCCATTTAATACTGATTGAATAGAAACATTTGACTCTACTGCAGTAATTCTATCTTTAACTGTTAAGTGTGATCCAGCTGGATTTAATCCAATTACCGTTTGTATTGCTTCAACTGCATCGTTTAAATCTGCGTGCTGTTGATGATGAGGAACCGCTACAGAATTCAACATATCGGTTGCTGATGGATTTTGGAAAGTATCTAAAGATGCTGGATAATTTATTGCCATATTTTTACCTATAATGAAAGAATTTTTGCACTTAAGTCACTCCAGACTATAGTAACTGGAATTAAAGAATTAGTGCCATTAAATGGTAATCCATCTGAAGTATCTATGTAAGATATCAATCTTGAATTTGAATCACTAGTTCCAACCTGGTACATGACTATTGCCTGAAAAGATGCTCCACTATAATCTTGCAATAATACGTTATCTGCGTCCACAGTTCCAAGCGTATTGGTTACAGAAGATAGATTTGCACTTCTTGCCTTTATTGCTGAATTAGATATATTTGAAACAAATTCATCAGAATTTTGATTTGCGGTATAAACACTTGTATCTACAAATAGAAGTTTAAAATTATTACTACTAAAATTTACATTTCCATTTAGTATTGCTTGTTTTGCTTTTCCATAAACAAAATTTGCCATAATTAAATTCCTATATCTTTAGAAATTTTAATTCTATACTTGTATCCTTTTTCAAAGTAGTCTTTATTAGAGGTAAAGTAAGAAGGCGTTGCGTCAAGTGATGGAAAGTCAACATAAACTTCTGGACGCCATGAGTGACTACTCACGTTTGTATCTATATTTTCCCATCTTGATGGAGCTTTTTGTATTAGTTTTCTTTGACATAAGAAATATCTATTGTTTAAAAAGTTTGAAGCTGGAACTTCATTAAAAGATATTGTTACTCTTCCATAATTATAATCATTTGAAAGATAGAAGTCTCCATCAACAGGATCAATGTTATCTATATAAAATAATGGATTCTTTGCAATGATATTGTAACTAATATCAGCTTCTGTTTTAATTGATTTATCTTCAATTAATACCGGAACAATGCCCGGATCTACATATTCTATTTCAGATGGAGTGGCTGCAGATACATATGTAAAAGTTATTTTTTCTGTTGGTATTATTGATCCAGCTGAATCAACTATGTTTTCAACAAGAATATAATAATTTGCGCCATCAACTAAAGTAGCCTTCCAATAAAGGCTCATAACTCTAGAAATCTGATTATAATCTTTGATTGTATTTATTATTTCAAAAGGTGCTGTTACTTGCGTTGGCGTAGCAGCATCTCTATATACTTTAAAATTTTCATTCTTTAAAGAAGATATCTTTATCGTTCTACCAAACTTTATAGAAACACTATAAAGACCTACTTTTGCTTGATCAACGAGAAATAAAGCCACTAATAATCTCCGACACTAACAGTTGACTATATAGTAATAATCAAAATCTAAATATGAAAATAGGGGGTGGAGATTTCTCTCACACCCCCCACTTTCTAGGGATTCGTAACTATAACTAACCCTAAGGCTTGCCCAAATTTTATTAGATTTGGTTGTAAACCTGTACTTCGTAGTTACGAGCAAGGTTAACGTTCTTAGCAACTGTGATTCCTTCACCGTCACCGAGCATTACGATGTCATAACGTTCTTTCATCTTCATCTGACGGATGTCACGAGTTGGATCATCAAACTGATCTGTGCTCATTTCATCCTTGACGAGGAGTGTACCAACTTCATTGCGGTCAATCAAGAACACATCTGACTTAGCAGGTGTTGCTCCCGATTTTGCAGTGAAGCTTACAAATGGTGTAACAATTACATTCAGACCCATTGGGGCTGTTGCATTGAGTGCACCACTTGGTGAGTCTGGACGGTAACCCCAGCTAGTATTAACAGCTGCAGCCGATCCACCAGTGTGGAAGATCGCATCCTTCAAGAATACCGACCACATCAATGGGTGGAGGATAAAGTCTGTTGGGATATGATTTTCTGCCATAAGAACTGCTGCCATGTCGATAACATCATCCCAGTGCAGAGTATCGTTGGCGTTGCCATCAATTCCCTTACCGGTTGTGTCATCATATGAACCACTGTCGTTGTCAAACACAATTGTTGCTGCGTCCTTGAAACGGCTGAGGGCAATTTGTTCCTTCAAACGAGCCATTGCACGACCTGCTGCGCGAACATGAAGACCTACGATGTCCCAAAGGGAGTCTGCGATGACTTCCTCTGTGAAGGAGAGCTTAACGCCCTTCTTCGAGACTTTGCCTTCAATCTGCTTAGCAAATGCGAGTGCCTGTTCTGGGTACTCTTGTCCTTCAGGAATTTCAGCTGCTTGAATTGCGTTTACTGCTGGGAACTCCAAGGAGCGTCCCTTTCCTAGGCGCACTGTTGAGAGCAATGGGGTCACGAGTAACTGTGGCTCTGCTGCTTCTCTAAGTGTACGAGAGATGACCTTCGGAAAAAGTGCTGCTGCATCTGGTGATGCAAAAGCCTCTTTGATGGTCACTCTATTGTTTTCATCGATGTGCCCATCCTCGGTTAAAACAGTCTCCCATGCTGGGAGACCCGAGAGGAGCTCTTGGATTGTCTTACTCATCTTAGGATCTTTCCTCCTGCTATTATTTTCTTAAAGTGTGAGATTGACGCGGAATGCACCAATCACATTTGTAACGTCCAAGTTGGAACGTATACCCAATTTGCCCGAATATGCGCCCGAGCGTGTAAGCTCGTATACAGTCTTCAAAGCACCTGGGTCTGACGGCAATTGCATGTAGGAAAGCAGACCATCATCAAAGTTGGTTGCAAACTTTTCTACTTCCACTACCTTACCAACCTGGAGGTAAGAATAGACTGCTGACGAGTTATAGAAATCGCTAGCAGCTGCCAGTACGGGACGGCCCATATTGTCTGATCTTACGACCGAACCAATTGTGACGTCTGCGTTTATACCAGTAACCATTGGATACTCAACATATCCATGGGTAATGAAACCTGCACCCTGTGATGTGCCCTTATCGAATGGACGATAGAGGTCATACTGTGCTACACCGATAGGAATCGAGCGAGCTGCTACAGTTACTGTGTCAGTTGCACCCGATGAATAAGCTGGAGTTGCACCAGCCAATGGATCCCAGCTTGTAGGCATGTTGTCGCCCCAAGACTGGCTGCTCGATGTTCCGTTTGCAGGAACTACACGTGCATCTCCATTGCTGTCAGCAACTACCGAAAGGATTGTTCCCTTGGTGATTACTACTTCGAAACGGTCATCTTCCGAATCCTTGTACCATGTTGGAAGACCTGGGTGTGTCAGCAAGTAGGCTGCTGGGGCAATGCCCTGCGAAACTACGAAACGACCTGCACCTGTTTTGGTCCCAACTTTACGAAATTTTGCTAAACTCATTTTAAGTTATCTCCTTAAAGTATTTTGGTTAAAGTTTACGACGGCCCATAAGAGCATCTACAAAAAGCTGCTCAGCGGGATTGATTGCTACTTCCTCTTCCTTTGTTTCAACATCAATAGTGATGACATTATCATCATTTTCTACTGTCTCAATTTCAGGATTGATTTCTGGCATCGATGCTTTTACGCTTTTAGCATTTGGCATCTTTGCAAGATCTCTTAAGGAGTCAGCTAACGAAGCGGCGTTACGCTTGACATGGTCAACGATCAGCTCTTCTCTAGCATCATAGGATTCAATTCCTACTGCAATTTTTGCATCTACAACTCTTTCAGCAAGAGTTCTATGTAATGCGCTTCTGAGCTTCTGGTTTTCTTCTTCAAGAGCCTGAAGCTTATTATCTGAATCATCAGCTTTTTGCTCAACGGCAACTTCTACACCAGTGAGCTCGGCTTCTGTAACTTCAGTATCTTTATTTTCTTCTGTTGCTTCAGTGTTAGCAGAATCAACAACTACTTCTTGATTACGTTCTTCTGCTTCTTCTGTAGCTTCATTAGATCTATTTTCTTCTCTCCAAGCTGATTCAGCAGCATCTTCTGCTTCCATCTTAAGCGAGGATCTCAACTGCCATGCCCACTTTTTGTGCATGTCATCACGCTCTGCAAGGAAATTTGCAATTCCTTGTTCGTTAACTGCATTAGCTGCTGCAAAAGCTGCCATTACACTTGCATTAACTGCGTTATTCTTTTCTAAAATTGTTGAAGCCAATCCCATTGCCTCAGTTACAGTTGCATCATCTTTGAACGATGCATTCATAACTGATTCAGTTAAAGTAGCAGGGAAAGCCTGTAGCTTTCTCATATTCTCTGCGATTGGATCTAGTGCACCAATTGCATCTTCATATATACCTGAAAAAAGTTCATGGTATTGAGCAAAGTCATCACCTTCTACATTCCAATGAGCTCTTTGAGCTGCGTAGTAAAATACTACTGTATCGTTCAAAACTTTTTGAAGTGCTTCTGCTACAGGCATTACTTCAGCTTCTGCGATTGGTGCAACTTCTTCAGCGGCTGTTTCTTCTGCTACTGGTTCTTCTGCTACTGGAGCTGCTTCTTCTACAGGGGTCACTTCTTCTGTAGGGGCTGCTGCTTCTTCTGCTGGCTCTTCTTTTGATCCACCTGCAGTAATAATTGAAAGGTCTTCGCTAAGCTCTTCAGTTACAGCGAGGATGTCATCAGTTGCAACATCTTTCATTTTAAGATTCTCCTCAGATTTATTTTCAATAGAGTCTTCATTAGATAGTAATGAGACGCTTTGGTTATTGACATTTTCGTTCTCCTGAATTGCAAGGGCTGTCAAAAACGCTCCCTTTAAATGAAGATAAACTGGTTTAGATTCTTTCTTCTTCATATTTTTCAAGATTGATTCATTTTCATTTATTGACACAATATCTTCATTGTCCATATGAAGGACAAAAGCTGCACTCTTTGCCACCCAGTTATCTGAGTCTGCTACAGGTGCACTGCCATCAGTTGTCTTTGATCCTCTAACGCCAGATCTTTGATCTGCTGGTTGATTAACAAATGAGTATTCTTTAAATGAAATATCTTGCATGTCTACAAAAGCCATTTTGCCCTTATAAACTTTGCCTCTCTTATATCTTGCTACTCTTGGCTTGCCGTTATCATCTTCGGCAGCGAGATCTTCACCAGATATTGAACAGACGGCTTTACCGGCTCTACCGCCAACTGAACCCGTCATGTATCTCTTGTCTGCAATCTTTTGTGCTGCGACTGGATCAGTAACTGCTATTTGCAAACGAACAAAAGACGAACCGTCTTCTTCTTTATCCATTCTAGCTGCCATAACTCTACCAATTGGCTCTGAGTTTAAATCATGATTAAGAATGATTGGCTTTGGGTATGGATCAACCCAAGACTGAAGAGCTTTTTCTAGCTCTATTGCAGAATAGTTATTATAATTGGCAGTTAATCCGCTCGTGAATTGCGGCTACTTCAATAATTAAACCTTGTTTTGCGTCAAAAGATTCAGAAAAGTTATAATTTGATTCTGAAAACTTAGGCATTTCGATGGTAAAGTTTTCTACAAATTCAAAAGCCATTTTTTATCCTTTATTACTGATCATCTATATAGTAAATTAACTTTTATAAGATTAAACAATCTTATACAAAGATATCATACTTTATTAGACTTCATATGTATTAATATTACCTCTTGGATCTCCAGAAGTCAAATGATTCTGAAGTAAAAAAGGTGCCATTATATGCGAGGCATATATATAAGATGCTGAATACATTTTAAAGCCTTTTCTGGTTGCATTTCTCGACCAGCCAAGATCTTCGCCTTGCTTGTGGAATTCATAATCAACATTATTGTAAACATCTTTAGACATCATCTTTGCAGCCATTATTATATCTGACTCAAAATATGTTCCTAAAGGATATTTTTCTTTTCTATATGCCATCTCCAAGTCTGAGTCTTTCCAGCTCATTACACTTGGATACTTATTTGTATCTGGAGTCATAAACATTAGCGGAGCTACAGCATCGGCTCCGTCCTTAATATGAGCTATTAATAATTCTATTGTATTAGGATTTTCTAATAGAATATCTGAATCTAGACTTAGATAATAATCTGGCTGATACTCTCTTACCTTTTTAAGTAAAGAATTTCTTAAAGATACCATGTTATGGTATTTAGACATTGTCCATTGTCTTCCATTATTTTCGTGCTCAAAATGCTCAATGTCATTTCTTTCATTGATTTCAAACAATGGAAATCTATTATCTATTCTTTTCCAAGCTAAAAGAGAATTAACCGTAGAAAAATCATTTGGAGATGTTTCAAAAATAAATCCAACATCTTTCATGTCAATGGATTGATTAATTAGACATCTAATCCACTGAGGTAAAATCCAATCTCTTTTATAAATTGGACAGCCAATTATTAGTTTCATTTTTCTTCAGTTTGTACTTTTTCTTCTTTTGCTTCAGCCTTTTTTGCTGCTGGCTTCTTTTCTTCTTTTACTTCTTCAATCTTTGGTTCTACATTTTCAACTGTAGTTTCTTCAGCGTCTTCTTCTGATTCAAACAATACATCAAATGCTTCCATGAAAGCATCGATCACTTCTGTCAAGATTTGCATTGCAAGTCTTTGCTGATTATTGTCTACTGCCTTTTTAAAACCTTTAATTGCATCTTCTTCAAGCAAGAACTGCTTTGAAATTTCAGAGTTAATCATTAAGCTCATTTTCATCCTTTGGAATATCTGATGAATTCTCATCTGTGTATATTACAGTATAGTCTTTTTCCAAAAGATTTTCAACTACTGATAACCAAGAAAGATCATTTCTTTTGATATTAGGAGATGTTCTTGTTCCTTGTTGATTAGTAGGTCTTATTATATTGCCAGGACCTTTTGTTTTGCTTGGAAGATTTCTAGTTCCAACTGGTTTTTCATTCTGCTTACTAGTCTGTCCTCCCGCTGGTGCAGGGGCATTTGCAGCTTGTACATCAGCCTGATGAGCAGCAATATCCATCTGCACTCTAGCTTGCACGGAACCAAATAGCTTATCTTCATCAGCTTGTGGATCAAGTCCTAATTCTTTTCTAGCTTCATCTAAAGTTATAACTGAATTAGTATACTTTTGCATGACGTGTGTTTCTTTTTTAACTTGAGTATCAACGTCAATTTCATTAAACTTAAAGTAACAACGATCTGACAATCCATCTTCAACTGGATTCTTAATCGGATCAAATCCACCCTCAAACAATAATTCATTAAAGACATTAACTCTAACTATCTCAGCAAACTGCTTTTGATATTGCTTAATCTTATCATAAAGAGCTACGTCTAATCTATCGGTTACTGATCTATTTCCGCCATTCATCATCATTCCAAGATGATGTGGTGCTAGACCAAGGCCTACAGCAACTCTTTCCTTAAAATGTTCAAGATACGGTTGTGCGTTTAACACTTGTCCACCAGATCCAACTATTTCTATATCGTGTCTAAATGGAAGAATTAATCCACCTTCAGTTCTAAGATTTTCAATCTCAGCAGCTGCGCGTGTTATTTCTTCTGGCTCTGCTGGTTGCTCTGCTGTTCCAATCTTATATTTATAAAGTGGGAACAATTCTCTATGAACAAGATTTTGTATATCTTCTTCTAATTGTCTTAACGCAATTACGTCGTCTAAAACATTTGTCAAAAAAGGCGTACCAAAAGCTCTACCAGCTTTTTTATCAAAGTACATATGTATTACTCTGTCAGCAGTCCAGACAGGTGTTTTAATAGATGGAGAATAAGTTAGAGGATCTGTTCTTTGCTGATATGATTTTGGTCTGTTAAATCTGTCGCGAAGAATTCTTACTTGTTCAGTTGGGATTAAATAATAACCAATAATTGGTTGTTCTGCGGAAACTGGCATGAGTGCTTGAGGAAAATAATCAGATATATCACCTCTAGCTTTAACTATGAAACAGTTTGCATACTTAAACAATTGATCCGAAACTTCAATGAGAAAATCAAGAAATGGTCTCTTCATCGTCATTTCGAGGAAGTCAATTCTTTGGTATAAATAAGCTACTGCTTCTGGATTCTCTCCAACTATAGTCCAGTTTTCTTTCCAGAATAATTCTTTATACTTATTCATTGCCTGACGAATATATGAGTCAGTATCAACCGCTTGAGTAATTCTTTCAAGATCATATGGAGATGGTTCAAATGTGGCTCTAGTGTTATACCAGTAAACTGAACCATGATAACCAAGGGCCAAAGAGGCCACTTTCATAACCTTTGATAACGTACCAACGTCTTCTGGGTCTATTGTTTTTGCTACAAAGTTACCATTGTTATACTCATCTATTTGACGGAATGGTAAATAATTTGAAAGTGGCATTTAAAGCTCCTGTATAAATCTAATAAAATAGTACTTATTAGATCATATTTTTATAAGTTAGTTTGCTTGATCTAAGCCAGCTTTATTGAAAGCATTCTTAATAATAAGATCTTTTACTGCTTCCAACCAAAAAACTGTCTCAGCTTCTGCAAAGTCGCTTCTGTAGGAAAGGTTTTGCTCGCTGATTTTAATCTCAACTGAGAAATCTTTCTTAACTTCTTCTGTATTTGCGTCGCTCATAATTATCCTTTGTGTCTAAAATAGATATCGTTTTAGTATATCACGAGTTTAGTTTAGACTCAAGTTCTTCTACTCTTGCTGACAACTCTTGAATAGATTTAACTAAAAGAGGAATCATATCCATATCCTTCCACATCGCCGGTGTCCAGGAGGCTATATCAAAATATGATTCTGGATCTTCAGATGGAAGATGTTTAGGAGAATTATACAATGCCAAAGCTGGATAATCTTCAGCAACTTCTTCAGCTATAAAACCAAAAGCTTTATTAAATTCGTTTATAGCCTTAGCTTCATCCGTCCATGGCCTACCTGTGATTGGGTCCATCGGATCATGCGCATCTATTTTCCAATTAAATTTTCTAGGTCGTAATTTTTTTAATATCTCAGTTGCACCTGATATATCTTCAATATTTTCTTTTAGTTCTCTTCTAGAAGCTGGTGCTCTGAAAACTTCACTACCATATGAGCCAAAGGCATGGACTCTGCAGGTGGTTGTACTTGTAGTGGTTGCAAATGTTCCATCGGACTGGAGTCCTCTATTATTACCAACTCTTAATGTTCCTGTTCCACATTTAATATCAAGGTCTACGTTAATTGACGATCCGGATATAGTTCCACCAAAGATTCTATCTGCGCTTAGTGTGCCAGCAGTAATTAGGTTAGCGTCTATAGTTCCTGTTGTAATTTTTCCACCACTAATATTAGTTACGCTATCTCCTATTCTAGCTTCTAATTCACCGGGTAAAATTCTTGTTACTGCTTCTGAATAGGCGTCGTCTGCAGTATCTTGAGCACTTTGTATAAGGGTTAGTGCACCGCCTCCGGTTATGTCAACATTTCCTGAAATGTTTAATGTTGTTCCATCCCAGGTTAATTTTTCACCTAAAGAAAAATTTTCATTTCCATCAACATAAAAAGCAGTATTTGCATCATTGTAAACTCCGATGCCGTCTGTATTTGTTGTTATAAATATTGATGCGTCATTGCCATTTTCGATAACTGTTTCTCCAGTTAAAGTCAAACTGTTAGCAGTGACGTCTCCAGTATTGGTTACCTTAAATGGAGCTGTAGCAAAGCTAGTGCTGTTTGAGCCGCTCCACATATTGCCATTAGCATCGACGTGGAATGATGTTGCATCTGAAGTTCCTGCATCTTCTCCAATATCTAAACTTGATCTAATGCTTGCATCATTAAAAACAGCTTTACCGTCACCACTTATTTTCCAACCAGTTCCACCAAATGTAGTATTAGCTGCAGCATAGTTGTTGGATCTTATTATTGAGTTTGTTCCGGTTTAAGATTATTGTTTGAGAACCTATTGTTCCAGCTGTAATTTTAGAAGCTGTTAAGCTATTTATATACTGGCTGTTAATCAAAGGTGTTGATTGATCCGTTTGTCTTATTGCTGTCCAAGCTCCTGCGTTGTCGCTTGTGTCGATTCCTCTAACTCTACCCCAATACGTTTTAGTTGTTGTATCAGTACTGTTGGTTACGGAAACTGTAAAAACATTTGCTGAGTTAAAACCTTTTGAAACTGGAGTTCCTGTTCCTGCCCCATTATCATATAATTCATATTCATAGCTAGATATATCTGGATCTGTGCTGTAATCAAAAGTAAACATTACCTTTTCAAACGAGGCATAGAGATTTAAGTTTTGGATGTCATTTGGAACAGTTGTATCTTTTGGAATATTAACTAATATTGAATTAGAACTTTCTGAAAAAACATTTAGGTCAGGATTTTTTGTACGAACACTGATTATGTAATTCTTTCCAGGTTTTAAATTTTCTATTTTCTTTTTTATTATTGCCATTTTATGCTGCTCCTGTTATAACTCTTGCTAGCAGAGTAGAACTAATTTCTTCTTTTTCTAAAGTCAAAGAATTATCTAAACTAAATGTATATTTCTTTATGTTTATCTTTCCATCAGAAGATAGTAAGTTTTTTTCAAAATCAGATACCAATTCAAATACATAAGTTTTATAATTTAAATTTGTTTTTGAAAACACTAAAGATTCTGAAGTTTTTGTTTGACTATACAAATCTACATAGGTCCAATCTAATTCTACTTTATTATTTACTTCTGTATCTTCGCCATAAGATGTTATTCTTAATTTAAACTTTCCATAATCTGGGCCTTTATCAGAATAGATAAATAAATTAGGTCCTGTAAAAGTTCCTATTAATGAAGCTCCTGAAGAAATAGAAACTCCTTCTTTCCAGTTTAGTTCAGTATTAACAAATGATAGTGCGTAGTGTGTTGTGCTAGTTAAATTTCTAACATATGAAGAAGGATTGACATCTTCTTCTGAAGACACAAATTCTGCTTCGCTCTCTTGGCAGGCTTGGTAATTGGTTGAAACTTTTTTAATTAATTTTAAATTAGGAGTTTTATAATACAAACTATATTGCTTGTTTATATTGATGTCTTTGGGGTGATCTTCTGCCGCTTTGAAATATAATAGATTACCAACTATCTGAGTTATAACCGGAACAAATTCAGTTCCTATCACTGATACGTCTTCGTAAACAACTAAATATGAATCTGGTTCAATTGATTCACTTTTTTCAAATATAGCATTTGTTTGAGTTAATGTATAAAAAGTGTCTATATTTAAATCTGTTATGTCAGCAAATAGCCAATCGTTTTTTGCTATTGATTCTTTTGGTGTTGGAAAAGTTATTTTTTTCTTTAAATTTGGATATGCGTCTTTTCCATCTAAATCAAGATATTTAAACCAAGCCATAATTAAACCTCATATATGGAAACTTCATATTCATAGTTTTTTGAATCAGTATCGCTAACTTCAATAGATAGTATTGCGTCAACCACAGGAATTCCACCATCTATTATATCTTGTTTGATATCTGTAATTTCTATATTGGTTGGCAATGGTGTTCCTGTTAAACCTTCTTCTCTTGGAGTATCATAATCTATATCTGTTGATTTTATTTTAACCGAACCATCTGCTCCAGTATGACCATGTTTTGATAAAGAAACTCCATCTATTTTTGCGCCATTTTCAACAGTTATATCTCCTGTGATAATTCCTCCATCTCTCAAAAGATATTGAGGATGATGATTTTCTGTTAAGTTATGTAAACTTCCATGGTCTGAAATTAAATCACTTTGATCTTTATAGGTTATATATGATTGCTGATATATTTGAGAATATTTTTCTTTATCATCTTTGTCAGCTGTTTTTAAAATTATCTTTTTTGGTTGACCTTTATATGAAAGTTGATAAATATAATTTGAGTATTTTCTTTTTTCCTCAACTAATTCTATTATCTTTTCTACTTTTGATCTAATGATTTGATTTCTTTGAATTAAATCTGTAAGAACCATTCCAAAGTTAGCATTCATCACATTTGTGGCAATAACTAATTCTTCAGTTAAGCTTGGACACTTAGAAGAAAACACTGTTGTGTAATAGTTCAATTCCATTGGTGAAACTATTTTTGTTTTAAAGTTTAAACTTTGTGTAAGATATCTATCATAAAAAATTGAACAATTATCTACATAGTCTCTCTTAAGAGCATTTAATAAATTTATTATTTCTTCATTAATTGATTCTAATCTAATCGAAAAAAATGCTTGGAATTCAACGGCTTGTTTTTCAGAGACTTGATCCAGCTCGGTAACAGGAATTTCTCCTGGTGATGATGTGATCGATTGCATAATGCGTTGCGTGCTTTGTGCTGCGACCTTTGACCATGCGTCGAACTGTATTGCGACTTCTTTCTGTGAGTCATCTTCATACTCCTCTGGGAAATTTATCATTATAAAATTTTTAATATAAAAAGCTTCATTTAACATTGCCTTTAATAAACTTCTAAAGTTTAATAAATAAGAAAAAACACTTTGTGAAGAAACTTGATTAAATTCAGCTATTAATCTTCTTGCCACTGTGGACATTGATCTTTCTGCAAACATATACTCTTCAAAGCAGACAAATTCTGCTTGAACTTCATCTACGCTGTTATACTTGCATAATTCCTCCCATAGTTTTGAATGTGATTCTTCTAAGTTTGGTGTTAATGTTGGATTTAAGTAAACATTTAATAATAATTTTTCAATTGCTTGAATTGATGTTTCAATATATTTGTATATTGAAAATGATTGGTTTTTTAAAAAGTTTAAATTAACATTAAAATCTTTATTTAATGCGTAATCTAAATCTATTGGTGCGCCACCTGGATAATTATCTTGTATAATTTCATCTCTAGATTTGTACTCATAAAAAGATACGTCTGTGTTATAATCCGAAAATACATTTTCTTGTTTTATGTAATCGTTTTTAGCGTTGTTTATAGACATGACTTACCTAGAACATCTTTCTTTGTGATTTGCTAATAGATGAACTTTTTTTAGTAAATTTTGTTGGAGATAGTTTTCCTGCTCTTCCAGATATAGCATACTTTGGAGCATCTTCTTCATCTTTTACTGTATTAGCTTTTGGCATGTAAAAGTCATTAGAGAAAGATTCTGTATTCATTGCGTAATTACCTTTAGAGAACTCTCCATAATTTTGAGTTATTGAAAGTAGTGCGAGCATGAGTGCGTCGTGCGCGTGATCCATAGCAGTTCCGCTTGCTTCAAATATTGGTCTACCTATTTGAGTAGTTCTAACTACAACATAAGAAATTAATTGCAAATAAAGCTCTTCATCAGTTTCGGGAAATAGTATTCTTTCTTTTTCTAAGAATTGGCGAAGATTATCAACCATAAATGGTTTCATTTCTTTTTTTACTAACATCTTAGTGTAAGGATCTCTAACTTCTATGGACTCAGCAAAAGACACGCCTTTAACTTTTTCCTTTAGACCTGATCTTGGATTTTCCATTCCGTATTTATGAAGTAGTTCTACTTGAACTTCACCAAAACCTCTGTCAACGTAAATGTGTTTTGGTTTAAATATATCATTTAATTCATATATTCTATCTACGGCTTTAGTTAAAGTATATTCAGATCTATCAATTTCTTCTCGATAGGCGACTCTGCATCTTCCTCTAAATCTTTCATCTTCGTAATTATCTGCGCATGCTTCAACCACAACTATGTTTGTACCTGCTCCGTATTTGTCCCAGTCAACACCAATAACATGAAATGATCTCGCTGAAAAAATTTGAGGCTCATATGACCAAGAAGGACTTATGAAAGCTTTGTCAACATATTTTCTTGGGTATACACCTTCTGAGTCTTCTCCCCAGTCTGCTTCTATTTCGTGTCGATAACCCATTTCAGTATACTGTTCACGGAATTCATCTTCTTGATCTTTAGAAAAATATGGGTTGCAATAAGAAGGAAACCAAAATTCTTTAAATCTATCTGACCTACACCACTCCCAGAATTTCTCTCTTCTACCAGTTGGAGTAGAAGCTCCTATCATCATCTTGTCTGGTTGGTCTTCAGCTGTCTTCTGGAGCATCGCGTACAATGCATCCAGGTCATCAGTATGCATGTAGTCCATTTCATCTAACACAATCACGTGTGCTTCCTGACCACGAGCTACGTCTGATTTTCCACCTGATCTCATTCCTGAGGTAAAGAATCTAATAGTTGAACCATTAGAAAATTCCATCATAAATTGAGGGCTGCTTACTTTTCTTGTTATAGAGTTTGTAACTACTTCGTTTTTTCCGGCAATTCTACCAATCTCTTGATATATTAATTCTACTTGAGTTTTCATTGGCGCAATAACTAGACATCTTCCGTCTTTATGAGTATAACTATAATGAAGTAGTGTTATTGCAAGTGTAAAGGTTTTACCTAAACGACGACCAGCTCTTAAAACTTTTCTAAGTGAAGGATCTCTTAATATTAGAATTTGATATACTCTTGGATTAACTTGCAAAAAGTTTTTAGCCCAAACAACTGGATCTTTTGCTACGTGCATTTGTCTTTGTTGTTCGCCAGATATTCCGAGATCTAATAAATCTCTATCTATCTCAAAAGGTTCATCTATTAATAGTGATAATTCTCTATTGCTTAATAGTCTTTTAGTTACTGGAGTTCCATCTGCCCAGTTTATATGTTGAAGTTTGTTTTCAAAAACCCATTCAATTCTATTGACTTGTTTAAACAATTCTATATCTTGATCTTTTATTAATTCTAAAAGATCTTCTCTAGATAGTTTTTCTAGCCTTTTTCTAAACTCTTTTGTTTTATGATCCATGATTATCCAAAATGCGCAGCCATCATAGCTGCTTCACTACCCAATGCACTTCTTGCATTTAATCTAGAATTTTGTATAGCCATAACACCTCTAGACCTTGATGTGGCTGCGGCTTCTGTATCTCTATAGCCCATGCCAAATAAAGGTTTATTAATTGATCCTTGTAAAGATTTTTCTGCGTCTCTAGCTAAGTTTACTCCACTTTTAATTATTTCGCCACCCATTTTACCAAGATCATAAATTAAAGAAGCTGTAGCTAGCATATTTATACCAGGAAGAGACATAGCAAAGCCTCTGGCTCCAAGAGCCATTGCGCCACCCTTAGTGCCTAATGCTGCAGTTACGCCTTTAACGCCAAGCGTTTTAAATGCACCTTCTTTAAGGGCTTGCTTTGCGGCGACTTCTGCGGCTGTTGATCCTGCTGCTTCTCCTACATACTTTGTTTTAGCTAAAGCCGAAGTTAAATGAGAGACTGCTTTTTGAGCACCTGTTGCTGCTTCTCCACTTAATCCAGCTACATCAAAAAATCCTTGTGCTCCTCTAAAATAACCAGCCATGTAACGAGTGCCTTTACCTGCCATAGCAGAGGCTAGTAAGTTTCCTCTCACTCCAACTTCGCCAACACCTTTACCAGTTACTGCTTTTCCTAATCCTTCTTCTATTGGAGTTGGAGATATAGCAATTGTTTCTCTTGCCATTCTTAATCTTTCAGATGCTGGCAATGAACCTACTCCACCAGGAAGTGGAGCACCAGTAGCACTAGTAGGACCTAATGTACGAGCTAATGCAATTGGTGTTGTTCCACCTTTTGCTAATAATAAAGGATTATTCATACTAGCTATTCTACTAATTCCTTTAGTTGAACCTTCTAGTTTAGCTAGTGCTCTTGCACTACCAGCGTAAGCTCTTCTTTCTAAGAGGTCCATTCTTCTTCCAGCAGTGACTGATGCAAGTAATCCGGGGCCTAAAATATTTTCGCCTTCAGCTGCTCCTACTTCATCTGCTAGTTTCCCTAATGGACCAAACCTTTTTTTACCAAAACTTCTTGCGCTTTGTGCATATGTGTATGTTGATTCACTTCCGCCAAATACGCTTATGCTAGAGTTTCTTCTTAGAGCCCTAGGCCTTGCTGTTATTGTATTAGCTCTAGCTCCAAAAAACAATGGTTGCTTTTCTCCTACAGCTGCTAATCTTGCTCCCCTTGTACTTCTTCTTCCAAATTTTAAATATTGTTCACCAGAAGCCATATCAGCTGCATTTAGTGTATTTGAACTTTTTCTAAAAGCTCCATATCTTCTAGCTTTTTTGCCAGCTCCAAATCTAGCGTCATCCATAAAGCCGCCGCCAGCCATGATAGTTCTAGCGCCTCTTCCAGCTTGAAAACCAATACCGGCAGTAATGCCAGGAAGACTTTCTGCCATCCTAAGTGGTAGTGGCGTATCAAGCATTTCATCTTGAGTGTATGGAGTTGGCATTCCAGACATTGGGTCTATTGGCATTAGTATCCGCCTCTTGAGTTGTGCATTCCGAGGACTATATCTCCCGATGCATTTAACATTTGTGCTGTATTCAAAGAAGAGTTGTAAGGACTTCTAGATAAAAGTTCTCTATTATTCATAACTCTAGAAGCTGTCATTGCTGGAACTGCAGCAGCACCTGCTAAACCACCAATTGCTGCCCCTATTCCTCCAGCTATTGCTGCTTTCTTAACTCCTCTTCCAGCAAGTGCTAGTGCACCCATTGTTCCACCTATTGCTGTTCCAATTCCAGTTGTGGCAACATTCATTCCAGCAGAAGGTCTTGCGCCATATGTTGAAAGTGCATCGCCCATTGTCTGAGAAGAAAAGCCCGCAATTCCTCCAGCAGCAATACCTGCTGCCATATATGTGCCTCTATTTGCTACTCCTTTAGGAATAGCTTTTGCTATAGCACCACCACCTAATCCTGCGCCTAATGCAACAGCTCCCAAACCTAAACCAATAGCTCCCGCTGCCCCACCTGTGGCAGATGCTCCCAAAAATCCAGATGACATTGGTCTTCCCATAAATGCTTCATCTGCATTAGGGTTATCAAATGCAGTATCGAAAGCTGCTTCTTTTACCGAAGATCCTATTCCTGAAGCTACTCCAAGTCCAAATACTGCTCCAAGCCCGACTTTCATACCCAAGCCAGAAGTTGCTCGACCAGCTACTGATTTTCCATATTTTAATAAACCCATTTAATTAACCTCCAAAAAGATGGGCATTTTTTTGTGCCCCCATTTTGTAATGTCCTATTTTATTTCTATCTAAATTTCCAACAACTCCAGCGGTAGTTAGTGGATCTCTTCTAAATGAAGACTGCTGTGGTTGCATTGTATCTTGCATCATTCTTCCAGTAGAATAACCTTGAGTTGGTTGCTCCTCTAAAGTTTCATTGTATACTTGATTTTCTTTTACCTTGTTATACATATAGTAACCAGCACCAGCTGCAAGTAGCCCTAATCCAGATCCGTATATTGTTTTTTTATTTTGCATGAAGAAAACTAGAGCTTCACTTGCATCTCCACCTAATTGACCTCTAATTAAAGCTTTTCTTGCTTCTCTTGTAGTGCCGGCTTCGCTAAGTATTTTAGCTTTTGCATTTAAAGTATCTAAAACTTTTAAATCTGCTTCTTGCATTTGTCCAACTAAACCACTTGCTTCCAGTGCTTGTTGATCCGACCATGCTCCCAATCTTGCGGTATCGTCAACCATATCTAAATATGCTGCGGTTTCAGTTGTTAATTGGTCGTTTGACAATTGGACTCCAAAAGCATTTAGATTTCTAATTGTTCTTTCTGCTTGCTCTCCAGATAAACTAGCATAACCAATTCCACCTTCAGCCATAGAATCAGATAATATTTTAGCTAGTTCATCTTTAGTAATTTTACCCATATCCATAGCTTGTCTAAACTCTGTTCCCATTTTTACTAAAGCTATATTTTTAGACATTGCTGCTTCAACTAAATTATCTAATTCTCCAACACGTGCTGCCTCTAAAGCGTCGTCGATCAACTGATTGGCTATTGGCAAATAATCTGTTCCAACAGCGTCTGGTTTCATTTTCCAAAATGCGTTAACAATATCTTCGCCAGATCTTTTTGCAACGCTCAAAGACACCCTACCACTTTCTAGTGATTTAGCTCCAAGTATTCCAGCTGCCTCTTGTTTTTGTATTACATCTTTTAATACTTCACCAGGAAGTATAATTCTTGAACCTACCTGTACAGTTGTTTCTCCGAGTTCATTAGTTGGTGCTTTTAATATTCCCACAAAATCTTTTTGCACCTTAAAATGGCTGACGCCTTCTTCTGCAAATATATCCATGTCTGACGCATACTGAAGAGTATTTAATTGTCTTTGAAATTCTGTTTTTTGTGCTTCAGTTAATCCGTCTGCACCCATTTTTCTTATTATATTTTGCCTTGCTGCTTCTGCATTGGTGTGAGACGCTTCTGCCATTATTGTGCTAAATATTGTACTCTTTTGATCTAAGAACGAATATGCTGATCCAGCTGATGCTCTAGCTTTTGCAACATCTAAAACTCTACCCATATATTCATCAACTG